TTATTTTTTTATTTCAATTTTGTTTGATCTTTGAAGAAGCCATGAGTCTAGGGGTGTTTTATGAAAAATGTACCTCCCATTTACCTTTAAATATGGAATATCAGTTTCATTGATGAGTAATTGCATTTCACTATCAGTAATTCCTAAATATTCGCTAGCCTCTCTATAAGTAAAGTGGTTTTTTTGTTGTTTTGGTAATTGGGATATTGACCGATGAATCCTTGAAATTTCAGAACTTAAAGCATCTGTTCCATTATAGACTTGATTTAATAAGTGCTTAAGTTGGTATCCAACCATTCCACTACCGATAAGTATGGAAGCACTGATTAATAGTGAAAGTTTCCCTTGTTTCATTTTTAGCCTCCAACAAAATAAATTTATTCATGTGTGGTTTTCAATTAATTACGTCACATATGCAACATCATCAAAAAAGTTTCTGCCCTGTCCTTTCGAGTTATACTTTTAGACATAATCTAAGAAATCTATCGACTTTATTTCAATTCATAACTGGTTGCTTCCTCCGTACGTTGGGAGATTCCTAACATGTAATTGCTTACGTGCATTGAATAGTCATCTCTGAGGTAGTATATACCTTCTCTTTTACAATAAATTCCCATTTAAGTATTTACAATGGAAAACACGAATGGTATCTTATTACAGTGTAATACAAAAATTGTAAGGAGTGTATTGGATTGAGAAAAATCTTTTCGAGAATTGGTTTACCTTTCCTTGTACTATGCTTTGCATTACTCCCCTTGTTTTCTTTCAAATCAACGGTAAACGCAAAGTCCTATAGCATGGAATTTAAAATTGACGATGAAAAGATGTCAGAAGTAATGAACAGTAAGTACAAATTTAGTGAAGGATTTGAAAATAACTTATTAATGTCATCAAAAGAGACTGACCTGACTGGTAATTTGAACTTGGATATGAAATTCAAGAAAGTAAAAGATGGGAAAAATAGGGAAGTTTCAGGGGTCGCAACATTATTAATTGGTAAAGAAAAACTGAAGTTTCCACTAAAAAAAGGTTCTCTAGTTAAATCAGATACTCCTGAAAACGGAGAAATCTATTTTCTTAGCGCAGATTCGGTTGTTTCAAATAAAGAAGGGGAAGAAAAATTAGTCGCACTCACTCTGATATGGAATAAAGAAGGTACACGTTATGAGGGCTCAATGACTATGAGTTCGGAAGATGACGATTCCTTTGCTTTAGTATTGTTTAGGGAGGGAGATCCATTTATTAAGGATATTGAAAAGGATTTTGAGTACTTTGGGAAATATGAGTCAGAATTTGATGATAACGAGTACTAGGGAGGATTTCTATGAAAAAAAGTGTCATTACTTCAATCGCTTTATTTTTTACTATTTTGACAAGTTTTCATAACCTTACTTACGCGTTTGAAAATGTGAAACATATTAGAACGTTTGATGGTGATACGTATTGGGAAAAGTGCGACTGTCGTACTCGTGATAAAGTTGTGACAGTTGGTGCGTCTTATAATAAAAGAGCGGAAGAAGCTATCATTCAAGTACGCTTATTTTCAACAGCCAAAGATATTGAGGAAGCAGTGTTTAAGGCATATCCAATTGAGGCTTGGATTGAAGTTGATGCACAAGATGAGAAGGGAAACAGAACAGGAACAATTGTTAACTCATATCCTCGTGATTCAGGGGGATCTAAAATTCAACTAGCGGATGCAGTATTTAACTGGTTAGATTGGACGAATGTAGCAGGATTTGCAGTTAAGGTACTCTCGAATGATTTTAGTGCAACCATAAAAACTTCTCAGCCTAAGAACAACACTCAAGCAGAACGGATTGAAATTTCCAATTCATGGGGATTAGATGAACTTATTTTACCAAAAGGAATTGCTACTAAGGATGCTGATAGAAAAGTTGAAAACAAGAAAGTGGGATTCTCAACCGAATTTGCAGTTTCTATGTGGAACGGTGAATTTAGTAAAGTGAGGACTAGGGCAAGCATTAGACACAGGTACCAAATTTCTATGTATGATAACATTGTTTGGTACGAAAGAGAGTCGCGGGATCATGTGTTTCACTATGCTTGGTAGATTGATCATTAAAAGCTATCATTTTGTAGAAAAAGGCCCCTTCCGAGAAGAGGCTTTTCTCATTCTTTCGTACAAACCCCGGGCCGAGTAGTTTTATATACCTAAATTATCTTCCTTGTAATTAGATCATAGAAGAATAAAGTGCAAAAAAACTCTACGCAACCTTAACAAAGTAAGAAGGTTTAGGTGCATAGAGGTTTTTTTGTGTGTACTTACTTTTTATCCTTCTCAACGCCTTCAGTGAGATCAAACAGAGAAGGTGGTTTAGAAGGCTTAACATTGTTTTCACGCATTTGTTTCTTGATCTCATAAAAAGAACGGCGTAGTTCTCTCTTTTCTTCCTCGGATGCATCCAGGTAACCATCAAGAAAGAAGTAGTCGTCAGGATCGTTGGTTAGTTCCTGGAGGAGTATGTCCCGAGATTTTTCGGGCTTGTCCTTAATTCCTGAAGGGGTGGGATCGTTAGTTCTCCCTAGAAGGTAATCGACTTTGACATCGAAGAAATCAGCTAGCTTTTGGAGGGTTTGGTTATCAGGCTCATTATCCCCTGTCTCGTATTTTGCATACGTAGAGCGATTAAGACCTAAAGTTTCTGAGAGTACCTGTTGTGTCAGTTTTTTTTCCTTCCTGCACGCTTTTAAACGCTGGCCAAGGATCATGAGTCTCACCTCCAACGTATTGACTATAGTCAATTATATGTGATAAAACATCACAACGAAATGATTGTTCTAAAAAAGAACAAAAAATGTTGACTGTGATGAATCGGAACACTATAATGTGATCATACAGAACAAAAAGTCTTAGAGAGGATGGTGAATAATGAAACGTCGCACTTGGTTGATCGACTTGCGAAACAGTAAAGGTCTTACTCAGGAAAAGGCTGCTGAACTAGCTGGAGTAGAGCGTTCCACATACACAAAGGCTGAAAACGGAAGTCCTGTTGGTGTGAAGACAGCCAAAAAAATTGCTGGAGCTTTTGATTTTGATTGGACTCTTTTTTTTGAAGATAAATGTGACAAAAGAGGACAAAAGCTAGCTTGAAATAATCAGGAAAGGAGGGGAGCAAATGACTAGGGTCGTCCCACTCCCTCAACGGCATACCCATAAGTCAAGGGGGGATGCCGGGATGGACCAAGACCGAGATCCGTTGAAACGCCCAACATATGAAACACAGATCGGTAATACAACTATCAAAATCCGTTCAGCTCTTCCGTTTATGACACCCGAGGAACAGGAGCGTTGGTGGATAGAAAACGACTCCTTGCCTGAGGTGCAAAGGTTTAAAAAGGCCCGAATTGCTGCCTTAATCCACGTGGCTAAGGCCGAAGCTGCAAGAGAAAACGACAGCGCGTAGCACCGGGTATCCGGTGCCATAGTGGACAAGCTTTATCACACAACTGCATAGAGCGCCGAAGAGCGGGAGCGAGCGATTTGATCTGCGTATGCAGGGAGCCGCGCCGGAATACATGGAACCGGGTCGTCTGAACAGGGGCAAAGGTCAGGCAAGGAACGGTAAGGTCACTGCCAAGACTCGACGCTGCATGCAGTTGTGTGAGAGAAAGCGAGGTGAATGAAATGGAAAAGTTCCCAATTCCTCAAGCCCCGGCTATGTCGGAGCAAGAAAGAGAGGTTGCTGAACAAATCATCAGCTTAATGAAAAGTTGCAACCTCTCCTACGAGCAAGCTTACAGCATCTTGAACAAAACTTACGAAGAACTTAGGTTCCGTGCCAATTATCTGCATCTGTGAGTTTCGTGGAAGCGAGTCCCTATAGTCCAGCCTTCAAAATAATCTCTGTGTCGGAACAATTGAATGACAATCGATCTGATTTCATCAGGAGCTGAACACAAGCATGAAGGGCAGATGATATGAGCGTTGTTTGCATATCTAACCTGATACTTTTCAAGATCGATTGTAAAAACTGATTCGCATTTACCGCATTTAAAATCAATCATTTTCCCACCACCTTCCGTCTTCGTCATCAGAAGAACACCACTCGCCAAAGTTCACGTTCTTCCGACGGAAGGATTCGACAAAGTAGGTGGATGTTCCTACCAATTTTGAAAGGAGGTAGTTTCCATGGACCATGTAATTCGCAGTATGGAACCGCATCTTGACTGGTATCTTAGTATGCTTCGTCAGGAATGGCGCAACGGGAAAGGCGACTATAAAAGGCTCGTTGACTGCCCGTCCTACGCAGCTTGCAAAGCCATAGTCGATGCAATCCACGTACTGGAAAAGCATGAGTACGGCAAAGTCAAAACCATGTCCATCCCCAACTTGATCGATTGGTGAAAAGAAAACTCCCCTTCGTGGCAAACGAGGGAGAGTCTGAAAGATGAGCACACCATTATAGTACTTTGAAAATCAAATAAAGGAGAGGCGAACACATGGGGAACAGTAACGTGTCAGTAAGTCTTTACTCGCGGTCGCGGATCGGTGATATCTGCGAATACGCATTCCGTCACCAAAGAACAGGGGAACAAATGACGCACGAATCGCTTGGAAAGAAAATCGGTCGGTCGGCCCGTTGGGTATCAGACGTAATTAACGGTCGTGCTATACCGATGCGTGAGGACGCAGAGGCGTTCGTCCAAGCATGCGGGAATCACCGTGCAACACGTATGCTGAAGCACCTTTATGGTGACGCTCCGCCTCCGACTGACCCTCGGTTGATGGTAAGTTTGACGGTTGGCCTATACAACTTGATCAAGCAGTGCGAGGACGTGATCGAGGCTGCAAGGAAAACGATTGAGTGGGAACGTAGTAGGCGCCCATGGCAGCCTCTCACTGAGGACGACGAACGCATCCTGACCCATCTTGGGAAGCAGATCGAAGACCTTTTCCAATCTGGTGACGATGTACATATCCTGATGGACGAGAGGTACGGAATCGACCCGGTTATTCACCAACAAAACTGGTTGATTGAAGCCAGAGCACAAGAGATCGTCGTAAATGATCCACGCGAGCTGATGCGACGGGAACGACAAGAAGCCTTGTTTGCGGGGACACTCTTATGACTGAGGTTAAGGAAATGTTGGATGGACTGGACGAAGAGCAGCTAATCCATATCATTGACGCACTCATGGATACTGCAAGGCGGAGTGAACAGTGCGGGATGTTGGTAGACGCTCAAAAGAAAAAGATAACCGCTGAGAAGGTTCTAGAGATTAAACGAAAACGAGAGGAAGTCTGGATGCAGCGAATTTTAGGTAGAGGGAGGGAAGTAACGGCATGAATGAACAGACCTTACGAAAAAAGCTGAGCTTTTATCAAAGGATGATGATGGTTGCGAAAACGGCCGGCGACTTGGTTGCACATGAGGTCTATAGGCAAATTACTCGTGAACTAACTGAACAGATCAAAAAACAAGAAAAAACCGCCTGCTCGCAACAGACGGCATAAAGCAAATATTCGTTACAAAGAGCATAGCACACCTAAATTAAGGAGGACAAGCCCTATGAAAAAATCGCTGACGATGGAGATCGCTGAGATAGAACGTGAATTAACAAACCTGAATCAGGCATACCAAGAAGCTGAAAATGATTGGCGGGCAGCTGATGTGGAATATCTCAAGGCCAAGCGCCTTGCTGATGAATTGTATGCTCACAAACGGGACTTGAAGCATGAAATTGACTGCCGTATGAAACGACTGAAAACACTCCAAGCGGAAGTTCAACAGCCTGCTATTGCATGACTCGAAACCAGGGCACTCCTCTGGTCTGCGGGGGAATGACCGTCCGGCACTAAAAGTGCGCGAAATTGTAAGGTCCCTTCGGTAATCTCTGTGAAGGCAAAAAGCCAGAGGATTAGGGAATGCCTACTGGCTGTCTCGTGACTATGTGAGAGGAGGTGAGCATGGTGGTTAAACAAACCCTTGAAGAATGGCGGAAAGAGGCGGTTGATAGATTCGGTGAGGAGGGCCGCAATTGGAATTTCCAATGCCCTAAATGCGGAAATGTGCAATGCGCCCAAGATTTCGTTGAAAAAGCTGGGATGGAAATTAACGATGCGGTACACAGCGCATTCCAAGAGTGCATTGGCCGACACGTTGAGGGGAATGGATGCAATTGGGCAGCTTTTGGCCTGTTCGGAACATTTGGCAAAGGCCGCATTGTCATAGCACCGGACGATAGCCGAGAGGTTGAAGTTTTCGATTTTGCAAAATAAAAAGACCCCGCAGCAACGGGATCTTAGGTCCGAAAAGCTTTGATTGGGAATCGTACTTCAATCGTAGCTTATCGACCCTCATAAATCAATAGGAGGGATTAACATGGGAAAACAAATCAGGTTGGTAACTCTTACACTTCGAAACTTTAAAGGGGTTCGAGACTTTACCTTGGATATTCAAGGCAACGTAGATGTGTTCGGCGACAACGCAGTTGGTAAGACTACACTGTTCGATGCCTTTACGTGGTTGCTGTTCGATAAGGACAGCCAGAACAAAAAGGACTTCCAAATCAAGACGCTGGATGCGCGCGGAAACGTCCTCCACGGTGTGGAACATGAGGTTGAGGGTGTCCTGCTGGTCGATGGGAAACGGATCACGTTACGCAAGGTTTACGCTGAAAAGTGGACGAAAAAACGCGGTTCAGCGACCGCCGAGTTCACTGGACACACAACGGATTATTTTGTGGATGGTGTACCGGTGAAGATGAATGAGTACAAAGAACGTGTCGACCAGATCGTCAGTGAAGATGTTTTTAAGCTCCTGACGAGCCCGACATACTTCAATGAGCAATTGAAGTGGCAAGAGCGCCGCAAGATACTGTTGAAGGTATGTGGTGACATATCTGACGATGACGTAATTGCCAGCAGCCGGGAATTGGCGAAGCTCCCGAGCATCTTGAACGGCCGCAACATAGAAGACCATCGAAAAGTGATAGCCGCTCGCCGAGCAGAGATCAACAAGGAATTGGACAAGATTCCCGTGCGGATTGACGAGGTTCAGCGATCAATGCCCGATACAAGTGCTTTGAATGAAAAATCATTACAACAGAACATTACTACCCTCTCAGAACAGATCGATAGCAAGGAGGCCGAGCTATTCCGGATCCGGTCTGGTGGCGAGATTGTGGTAAAGGAAAAGCGGCTACGTGAAATCGAGGGCGAACTGCTGGAGATAAAAAACCAACTGCAGGCTGGAACGCTGGAGAAAGTGGGAACCAAGCGGCAGGAAGTATCTGCTCTCAAAGGCGACTATGACGAGTTGGTGAGACAGGTGAGGGACAAATCTCGCACCATCGAGCGAAACAAGCAGTGGATCGTAGAGCGACAAGCGGAAGCCGATCGCCTTCGCCAACAGTGGCACGAAGTAAATGGTGAAATGTTTGAACGTCATCATGATACGGACTGCCCAACATGCGGCCAAGCCCTGCCTGAGGAAAAAATTCAAGCTGTTCATCAGAAGGACCAAGCTGATTTCAACCGACGAAAGGCTGAGCGTTTGGAGCAGATCACAGCAAGAGGCAAAACTGCAGCGGATGAAGCTAAACGGTTGGAGCAGGAGAACGCCCTCTTGGCTAGTGAGATTGAGGTTTTGGAACGACAAGTTATTTCGAAAGAAAAGGAAATCCAAGAAGCCGAATTCGAGCTGAACGAACTGCAAACTGGCATCAAAAGTGTTGACTCCGACCCGGGTTATCTCCAGAAGAAACAAGAAGCAACAGTTATCCATCAGGAGATTGAACAGCTACGTTCATCTGTGCAGGAAGCAGCGGCAAAGGTCCGGGACGAAATCGTCGATTTGAAAGCCAAGGTCGAAGCACTGGAGCAAGAGAAAGCCAAGTTTGCCCAGGTTCGGGCCGCCAAGGAGCGGATCGCGGAACTGTCAGAGCGGGAAAAGGAACTGGCTGCCGAGTTTGAGCGATTGGAGCAGGAACTCTTCCTGACCGAGGAGTTTATTCGCACAAAGGTCAACTTGCTGGAAGAAAAGATCAACAGCAAATTCCGATACGCGCGATTCAAATTGTTTGAACAGCAAATCAACGGCGGGCTTGCAGAAGTGTGCGAGACCACGTTCAATGGGGTGCCATATAGCAGCGGTCTGAACAATGCAGCACGGATCAACGTCGGCCTGGACATTATCAATACACTGTCTGAACACTATGGCATCACAGCACCAATCTTCATCGACAATGCTGAAGCTGTCACACGAATGATGGAAACGATCGGCCAGCAAATTCGCCTGATTGTAAGCGAAAAGGACAAGCAGTTGCGTGTCGAAACGCCTCAATCTGACATGAAGGAGGCAGTATAGATGACTGACCAAACAAATGCAATGACACAAAGGGAATTGACTCAGTCCGAACGCTTCATGAAAAAGGTTGTTTCTGAGTTTAGTGCAAGCGTCGGAACTATTGCCTTAACCGATTTCCAAAGACGTCTCGCTCAAAACTATTTCATCGCTTTGGACGCTGTTTTGAAGAAAACTGAAGAGAAACGCTTGAAAAAAGCGGAAAAATATCGAGATCCACTCCCAGTAACCTGGGCCAATGTGAACATGGAGAAATTAGCTCGAGACGTCGTGGCCATGGCAAGAGTCGGGTTTGACCCGGCTCAGCCAAACCACATAAACCTGATTCCCTTCAAGAACAACAATACAAACAAGTACGACATCGCCTTCATCGAAGGGTATCGTGGTATCGAACTCAAGGCGACAAAATATGGCCTTGATGTGCCTGATAACGTAATTGTCGAGTTAGTTTACTCTACGGACAAGTTTCGGTCAATCAAAAAAGATTGGAAAAACGAGTGCGAAGGGTATGAGTTTGAGGTTACTAATCCATTTGATCGTGGGGAGATCATCGGAGGCTTTTACTATCACCAGTACACTCAAAAGCCAGAGAAGAACAAGCTGGTTACGATGAGCATTAGGGATATCTTGAAGCGTAAGCCAGATCATGCCAGTCCTGAGTTTTGGGGAGGACAAAAAGACAAGTGGGAAAACGGTCAGAAGGTAGGAAAAGAGCAAGTTGAGGGCTGGTATGAAAAGATGTGCTGGAAGACCGTATATCGTGCAGCCTATAGCGATATCACAATCGACAGTCAAAAGATTGATGATGACTATTTGCGCTTGAAGCAGTTGGAAGCGGAGTATGCAGAAGCGGAAGTTGCTTTAGAAGTCCGAGAGAACGCGAACAGAGAGGTGATCGACATTGAATCGGAAGTAACCATTGTCGATCAGGGGAAAGTGTCAAGCAGGACGCAAGAAGACCAACAGTCTGATCTCTTTGCTGATCAAACTGTCGAGCAAGGACCTGGGTTCTGATGATCGAGATCAAACCACTTGGCTCCAGTAGTGCCGGAAACGCCTATTACGTGACCGATGGATGCACCGCCTTGCTGCTGGAGGCGGGCATCCGGCACAAGGACATTCAGCGGGCGCTGAACTTCCAGACATCGGGGCTTGCGGGGTGCCTACTCTCTCACGAACACGGAGACCATGGAAAAGCTGCAGCCGAAGTGATGAAGGCCGGAATTGACGTTTATGCCTCCCAGGGCACACTCGAGGCCCTGGGACTATCCGGGCACCGTGCCAAGCCCATCAGAGCAAAGCATCAGTTCAGGATAGGTACATGGTCAATTCTACCCTTTGATGTGCAGCACGACGTGGCAGAACCACTGGGCTTCTTGCTGGCTAACCAGGCGGGAGAGAAATTGATGTTTGCCACAGACACCTATTATATCCGCTACCGATTCAAGGGGCTGACACACATCATGGTCGAGTGCAACTACAGCCTACAGCTGCTTAACGAGAACATTGCAGCCGGCCGTGTTCCAGCAATGATGAAAAAACGACTGTTGCGCTCTCACTTCAGTTTGGAGAACGTGAAAGACTTTCTGCTTGCGAATGATCTTTTCCAGGTGCAGGAGATATGGCTACTGCATCTGAGCGATAACAACAGCGATGCAGCAATGTTTAAACGCGAGATTCAGGAGTTGACTGGGAAGCCTGTACTCGTTGCGGAGCGATAGTCATGGAAAGACAAACCGAATGGATCCTACTTCCGGACCTGTACCGAACTTTGGATGATCCAGAGACATTAAAGAGGTTCGCCGCAGCTTACATGGCTCGGTACTATCCGGAGTGGGAGCCGATCAAAATCAACAACTACAGAGTTCTAGCTGAAAGGCGGGGGAGGGAAATGGATGAGGTGTAACCACTACAGCAACGATTACTGTGCGGGCGTTTCACAAGAGGAGGCGATTTAGCAATATGGCTAGCCCACAACCTACAGATGCACACCTCAGAATAGCCCATACGCTTCTGGAAGAGATCGCAATGCGAGACTTCTCTAAGCGACAACGTAGCATCATTGATTTGGTGCTGAGGCTGAGCTGGGGGTGCGGTAAAAAAGCATGGATGTATGACGGATACGCAGATTTTGAGGCTGTTGGCGTGTATCGAAATGTAGTGAGCGAAGAGCTGCAGTATCTGGAAAGGAACCGAGTTATTAAGTGGTTTCCAGAACATCGAATCATCATGTTCAACAAACATTTTGACGATTGGACGATAGCACGCAAGAAAAAAACATCATCGGAACACATGAAAAAGCTGGTTAACAACAGCTTACAAAACATTGAAGTCACCAATGTTTTGTTGTCGACGCTACTAAAAAACATTGATGCGAACAACGAATCATTGTCGGAAACAACAAAAAATATGACAAGTGACAATGAAAAATATGATGGGGATAACTCTTCAAACTCTTGTGGCTCTAAGAGTAAAGAGGGGTCTAAAGAAAGTCTTTTAAATAAATCTTTTAAAATATCTTCTTCTACGAACGAGATACATACCGAGATCGGCATCAATGACACCGTTTCGGAAGAAGAGCCTGAACTGAATGAAATGGAATTGGCATTTAGGCGTGTGGAAGAAAAGATGATCGCGAAAACAGGGCGCATGTACTACTTGAAAGGCGAGGAACCCAAAAATATCCATTCGTTCCTTCTCAGCGGAGGAACAGTGGACATGCTCCTCGCTGCTATAGACGAAGCTTTTGAACAGTATCAGCCACGGTATCCAAATGACAAGATAACGTCGATCAACTATTGCCTAACATTTGCATGGAAAAAGCTAGAACGAAGCAGAGCGATCGGGAATGGAAAAGACGCGCAAGCAATGCCTGTTCGTAGTCATCCTCAGCCAAGACAGAGACGAAACAATGTCGTACCAATGGTGGACAAGCTTCCAGCGTCCGTTCAATGGCAACTTGAGCAACAAAGCGTACAGCAGCCTATGAACACCGAAGAGCCTAAAACGATCGATGATTATCCCGAGTTAAAAGCCATGCTTGAGCAACTTCGCCAAAAACAAAAACAAGCCCGATAGGAGGAGCGATCATGCAAGCACTTCAAAACGTTTTCAGTTTTCAAGAAAGGCCGGTTCGTGTGGTGGTTAAGGGCGGCGAGCCCTGGTTCGTTGCAAAGGATGTTTGTGATATTTTGGAGATCGCCAACAGCAGGGATGCAGTCAGCCGACTTGACGACGATGAAAAAGATGCCGTCGGTTTAACCGACACCATCGGTCGACAACAAACCATGACGGTAATCAGCGAATCTGGTCTGTATGGTCTTGTGATGAACAGCCGTAAATCCGAAGCAAAAGACTTTCAGCGATGGGTCAGGAAAGTGGTCATCCCGTCCATTCGTAAGCACGGTGCCTATATGACGCCAGAAACGATTGAAAAAGCGTTGACAGATCCGGACTTTATTATCGGGCTGGCTACAAGGCTTAAAGAAGAGCAACAGGCTCGTATAACAGCAGAAACCAAAGCGCTTGTCCTGGAACAGCGCGTGGCAGAATACGAGCCGAAAGTCACCTACCTTGACCAGATCCTGCAGTCGAAAGATACGGTCACCATCACGCAGATCGCCAAGGACTACGGGATGAGCGGACAAAAGCTGAACCAGATCCTGAACGAGGAAGGTGTGCAGTACAAACAAAATGGTCAGTGGCTGCTCTACCGGAAGCATCACGATAAGGGCTACACCAAGTCATACACAGTTGACGTGGTTCACTCCAACGGGGAGCAGACAGTTAAGATGAACACGCGTTGGACCCAGAAAGGCCGGCTGTTTATTCATGATCTGCTTACCAAGCGCGGCATTTTCGCAATGATCGATAGAAAAGATATTGGGGCCTAGTAGGAGGGGGAAGCATGAGAATTCGGACAAGCCAAGCGAACCGAGGACAAGCCTTTGAACAACTCCTGAACTTCACGAATCTTCAGTACGAACGGGCCGGAATCGCACTCATTCACAAGCGCCCTACACCAATGAAGCCCCTTCGCAAACAGGGATTCCACTTCATTGCAACCTTTGAGAAAAAATCGACAGTGGATTATGACGGGGTGTACCGAGGAAAAGCGATTTACTTCGAGGCTAAATCTACCCGAGAAGAGACTCGTTTCCCCCTGGATAATATTGAGAATCATCAAATCACTCACTTGGAAAAGGCCGAACAACAGGGGGCTATTTGCTTCTTCCTAATTGAGTTCGCGAAATCACAAGAAGTATTCTTTGTCCCCTTGTCAACGATCCGTCACTACATGCTTCACGCCCAAACTGGCGGACGCAAAAGCATTCCAAAAGACGATTTCGAGTACTACGCATATGCCGTACAAAACACAAAGAGGGCCGCGCTGGATTACCTGCTATGGGTAGACAAGCTAATAGGCGAGGCGGCGTAAAAGAGGGAGCGTGTGGAAGATGAGCAATCCACAAAAGCCAAAGCGTCAGGCACCTGTAATTGTCCCAAGGAAAATAGCTGAATGGGCAAGGAACGAAAGCGGAATCGGTCGCCTAAACAATTACAAAGTGGGCGGCGGCCGGCCGTCTTGGAATGGACGGAGGTAGTTCACCCTGGATACCGTTTTCCATGGCCTCCAAAAAGCTCACGGACAGCGTTATAGTCGCGAACGTGGAGGTCTGGGAAGACAATAGCTACTTCACCTGGGAATAACTCAAGTCGGTCAGAAGGTTGCTCAATGGAGAACGGAAGACCCATCGCAGCCAAAGCATCTTTTAAAAACGTTACATCTCCCCAAGGGACCGGATAATAGAACGACTTTTCCACGTGATCACACTCCTGCAGGAAGCTTAGCACAGGCCGATGAGACAAGAAAAGAGGGATCAGTATGAACTTTGTTGAGCCAATCAGAGATAAAGCAAAACTGGAAGAGTTGAAAGCACTATTGAAAAAGCAATCGGCAAGGAACGGATTTTTGCTGATGTTCGGCATCAACACAGGGCTACGGATTTCGGATATTCTGCCTTTGAAGGTTGAGGATGTGCGTAACAAGTCACACCTGTTGATTACAGAAAAGAAGACTGGAAAGCGAAAACGATTCAAGTTAAACCAGCAGTTACAAGAAGCAATCAGAAGCTACACCCAGGGAATGGACGATGACGAGTTCCTGTTCGCGTCGTCAAAGAGGCCTCAGCCGATTACGAGGGTTCGGGCCTACCAGATTCTGAACGGAACTGCCCGTAAGATAGGGCTGAGCGAAGTTGGCACACACACTCTGCGGAAGACGTTTGGGTACCACTTCTATCAGCGGACAAGGGACATAGCGACGCTGCAGATGATATTCAATCACAGCCACCCGGCGATCACGCTGCGCTACATCGGAATCACACAGGATCTGATCGATGAGGCCGTGGATGGATTCAGCTTATAGGCTTCACAATCTCAATTATGTAAAGAAGGGGGCGGACAGCATGCCTTTCACTCAAGAAATCATCGTTGATAACTTTGCGGGCGGGGGCGGAGCCAGCACCGGTATAGAGCTGGCAACTGGCCGTAGCGTAGATATAGCAATCAACCACGATCCCGCGGCGATAGCCATGCACCGTGCCAACCATCCAGAAACGGAGCACTACAACGAGAACGTGTGGGACGTTGATCCACGGGCGGTAACGAGAGGTAGACCAGTTGCTCTCTGTTGGCTCAGCCCGGATTGTAAGCATTTCAGCAAGGCGAAGGGCGGCAAGCCGAAGGATAAGGGTATCCGGGGGCTGGCATGGGTGGCTGTGAGATGGGCTGCAACAGTTCGCCCGCGGGTGATCATGTTGGAGAATGTCGAGGAATTCAAGACATGGGGGCCACTCATCGCAAAGCGAGATCCAGAAACAGGCCGCATGATAAAAGTTCTCCCGGCTGAAGAAAATGACGAAACCGCAAGCATCAAAACTGTCGTGGCAGATCCGGGTGAATATGTTCCACGCGAGCAAAGATTCATGATTCCAGACCCCAAGCGCAAGGGAATTACATTCAATGCCTTCGTTAATGCATTGAAACGACATGGATACAAAGTAGACTGGCGGGAGCTGCGGGCATGCGATTACGGGGCACCAACCATCCGAAAACGGTTCTTCCTGATTGCGCGATGCGATGGCCGGCCTATTGTCTGGCCCAAACCAACGCATGGAGATCCAAACAGCGCAGAAGTGAAGAGCGGCAAGCTGAAGCCATGGCGAACGGCTGCGGAGATCATAGACTGGTCGCTTCCTTGCCCTAGTATCTTCGAGAGAAAGAAACCATTGGCGGAGAATACGCTGCGCCGGATCGCCAGAGGGATACAGAAATTCGTCATCGACAATCCTTCGCCGTTCATTGTCAGGGTGAACTACAGCGGATCGAGTCACCATTACTGCGACCTAATCAACGAACCTTTAAAAACGATTACTGCTAAAAATGGCTGGGGAATTGTGGTGCCGCACATCACTAAATTCCGCACGGGTGCAACCGGGCATGATGTAAGCGAACCACTTCACACCGTAACGTCTGGAGCTGGAAGTAAGCGTCCTGCAGGAGCTGCTCATGCGATGGGATTGGTGACCGCTTTCCTTGCTCAATACCACAGCGAGACTGCCAACCACGAAGCACGCGGGCAAACGGTGGACAGACCCCTTCTAACGCTGGATACATCGAATAGGTATGCACTGGTTGCATCTCACCTGGTTAAGATGCGCGGGACAAACATCGGGCAACCGACAACTGAGCCGTTGCAGACGATCACAGCAGGCGGGAATCACTTCGGGGAGGTAAGGGCCTTCCTGATGGCCTACTACGGCAGCAGCGTCGGGCAGCCTGCAGATGAACCACTGGGTACAGTAACAACCCGGGACCGTTTCGGGCTGGTAACGATTCACGGCCAAGACTATCAGATCGTCGACATCGGCATGCGGATGCTGGAGCCGCACGAATTGTTCGCCGCCCAGGGCTTCCCGGACACATACATCATCGATCGTGATGCGGACGGCAAGTCATATCCCAAGAGTGCCCAGGTTGCTCGTTGCGGAAACTCCGTGCCGCCACCGTTCGCGGAAGCATTGGTCAGGGCTAACCTGCCTGAGCATTGTGCCGGAACTGGCAACGCCGCGTCATTTGAACGTTACAAGCAGCCAGTCGGACAGATGGCGCTAACGGTTTAGGATACACAATGCTCAATTTGAATAGAAGGCGGTGAAAATCAGTGTTCATTATTGCGGTTGTGAGTGGTCAGCACATCTACGCATATCACGACAAGATTTATCGAACAAGAGCCACTGCTGATAATGCTTTGAAGGTACTGAAGAGCGGATTTAAACCAAAGCTGGATGGCTCCTATAAAGTCCATGAAATTGAAAAAGTGTTTTTGAAAAACTTGTAAACGGGGTGACACTGGTGGCGAGATCACCACTTATCTGGTTCGGAGGGAAAGGGAAAGTCGCGCAGCACATCATCAGCAAAATGCCACCGCACACCTGCTACGTTGAACTGTTTGGGGGCGCTGCTCATGTGATCGCTCAAAAGCCGCCAATAACCAACGAGGTATATAACGACATCGACGGAGAAGTGGTCAACTTTATACTGGTGGCCAGAGACGAACCGGAACGGCTGCGGGATGCTTGCGCGTCCTTACCATACAGCCGTGCGCTTTACGAGAAGTGGAAGCGCGAAGATCCGCCTGAAGATGAGTTCGAAAAGGCTGTCAGGTTCTTCTACGTTAACCGGTCTGGAATCGCCAAAGGAAACTCTGACTCGGCTTTCTCTACTGACACCGGCTGGAGGCATAGCAGGGAGCATAACACGGCCCGGACGTATCAATCAGCTTGCCAGGTGATCGAGACATTTGCCGAACGGATGAAGACGGTTATGATCGACAACCGTGACTTCCGGGATATCGTCAGGGTGTATGACTCGCCAACAACCCTGTTCTATGTTGACCCGCCTTACATCGGCAGGGAAAAGTATTACGCTCTGACAAAAGCGGACAGAGAGGAACCAGAGCGGCTGCATCGTGATCTGGCTGAAGTCCTGAACAAGATTCAAGGAAAGGCGATTCTCTCGTACTACGAACACCCACTTTTAGACGAGCTATACTCGAGCTGGCGCAGAGAAACATTTTCATCTGCCAGGCAGGTGGTCAATGGCAGCAATAACATCGCGGAGGAAATGCTGTTGATGAATTTTGAACACGATCAGCTGACGATCGATGATCTGTAAGTGTAGATACAAAATGTGTAATTTGAATGGGGATGTTTTCATGAAAAATGTAGCTCCAATCAAAGAGTGTCCGCACTGCGGATCAGATGAGGGCTATTACACAAAAATGCAGGTCATTGGATCGGTAAGGTTACACATCGGATTTGATGGTTCCGAGCGTGATAACGGCGATATGTACGAATACCTAAGGCACAAAGGCGGCAATGTAGCGTATTGCTCCAATTGTAATAAAAAGCTATTCAAGCTGAATTAACACAGTAGTTAGGGAGGGAAGAACCGTGAGAACGGAAGCGCTGAACGGCCTGAAAAAAGGCGACCGAGTACGGCATAAAAAGAGCCCCGGAAACAACCATTGGTACCAGTCGTTAAACAATGGGACTGTTGAAGATGTGTCCTTATCCGGAAAAACGGTGTACGTGAAATGGGTAGATGGACGAGGTCAGTATCATCATTGGGCCATGTATAGGTGCGATGTACTGGAAAAGATCGATGAGGGAGGGCAAGCCGATGCTTGATTGCACAAAGGTAAAGACATTCACACCGCATATTCCAGCGGGTACGGGACCGACGTTTATCAAAGCAGAAGATGCAGTAGTAGAGATCTTGGCTGATTTAAACGAATCTGCGATCCGGGTGTTGAGCAATGATCAACTTGAAATGATGGAGCAATTTATAACCGATACACTACGGATCGCTGATTGGATCGACGGGACTTACACAATCTTCGAGGACTATCAGATCGAAGTCAGGACCATGCAGCAGTGGCAGCTTGACCAAATGCCAGAGTTCAACGGCTATTAACACAACGGTAATAACGATAACTGACACCTGAAATAAACAGGTGTCAGTTACAGGGGAGATTATTAGTTGTAAACGTAAATACTGTAAGGAACAGGTATATTACTGTCACCTACAGGTCTGGTTTTAACTGAGGTATACAGATAGTACTTCTCGCCCTTAGTTAGATATTCTGTGAATGAAACACCGTTACCAGTATCATGCACTATACGAATATCGTCATAGTTTTTATCCCATAAAATCAAGGATAATTTGACCCTTGAATTGTTATATGCGATAGAAAAATCATAATATCCACTACTAGGCGCAGTAAAAACATAAAAATCTTCGTCCATATTATCAGACAGTGTACCATTTATTTGATTTCCGTTATAAGCCACAAATGGACTTGCAGTATCGAAATAATTGTTAGGTTCGTAATCGTAGTAGATTGCCATCGGTTTAATCTCATTTGCAGTGTTTTCTTTCGCCGATGTAACAACTGCAACACTAGAAGCCAACGCCAAGCTGAGAAGGCTGAAGACTACTTTTTTCATTCAAAACCCTCCTAAAATTTGGTATAACCTATTATTACCATTTGAGTTTGTAGAAGTAAATTGGAGTAACAAATTTAATAAAGATTTCAAATAATTAGGGGGCTAAAGTATTTACATTATTAGCTAAATGTAGTAGAAGAGAAGCTCTTGGTTTTAAGAATCTCTTAACAAAATATTTCAGGAGCCAAACAAGACAAAAATAAAAAAATCTCCTTATTGGAGACTGGTTCATTAATTTTATATATTATCTGCATTGGAACTACAGCAAAACGCCGCAGCCCAATGGGGAAGCTTACATCAGCTTAGCTAATGTTAGACAGAATGCTAAAAATGCTAGATACGCAAGCATTCTATTCATTGGATCACCTCCTTTGGAGGTAGAATTAATGGTACCACATTGCAACGTCTTAGAGCAATAAAAATAGCCCCTTCGCAAGGAGCCAAATGGATGTTCGCAACTCCATTATAACGAAAAGGCAAGGGGGTACGAAAGATGAGCACACAAGAACAATTATCATTTCTGCAGCCAGTGAACGAAAGAGAGGTCCGCAAAGCGGTAATCAAGGAGTTGAAAAAGTACAAAGCCCTCCGAGTCGCTGTTCAAAATAAACAAGAGCAAGCGGAAAAGGGAATTGATCAGCTCTTTCCACGGCTGCAGCATTCAGAGACAAAAAATGAATTGAAAGCAAGGCAGATCGAGCGAGCTTTACAGTATTCATTGGATGAAACAGAGAGAAAAATCATTGAAGAAAAGTACCTCAGTCCGGTCAGAGTGAATGACATCAACGTGTACCTGGACTTAGGGCTGACAAAGGATCAGTATTACATTAAAAAGAGGGAAGCAATATTTCAAATCGCGACGGCACTCCGCATTATTTGAGTGCCGTTTCTTATTTTCCCGACAAAAACCCGACAAAAAGTAGGACAAAAATAGGGACAAAATCATGGACAAAATCATGGACGTTTTTTCCATACGGGATCGGTAATCTTGAATTAAGAGCAAGGCACCAGAGCTCTTGGGAGAAACCGTCTATCCCTTATCAATGGCGTACCTGAGCGAATCTATGGATGCTGACGAATGTGGCCTTACGAGAGGGGACATTCCGAGTCTGAACGCGCTAGTCTTGCGACGATCGTAGCAGGGAACATGCAACTTTTCTTTGTTGCTGTGCTTTAACAAGCGGTTTTCAGGTTTGGGCACCCCTCTCGGAACTTTAGAAAATCGCGAATTGCTCTGTTGGGTGATACCGGACAGGGGATTGGATTACGTGCGAGATACGGCTCCGCCCCTCGCCCCTTATCCAGTATCGCTCATTTAATGAGAGAATCTAAATCAGACGGATTTATTATAATTACTATATCTTTTGTAACCTTATTGTAACCTTTTAAAGATTTACAAAAAAAGGAGAAATGCATAAAATTGGATTTGAAACAAATTTAAAGGTCTATATACAATAGGAGGTAAATGATTTTATGACATTCCTAGCAAGGTACAAAAATTGGCTAGCTTTATTTATTATCCCGTTTCTACTTTTAATTCCAAGTCAATCCACTTCAGCAGCAACGAACGTAACAAAAGAATTACCTATGAAATTTGAATCCCAAGAAAAAACTAATTGGTGCTGGGCAGCTATGTCAGTAATGATGCTGAAATATTATTACAATACAAATATCACCCAAACTGAGTATGCTGAATATGTATTAGAGAGAAATACAGGATTGAATGAACAGATAACTTTCTTAACATTTCAAGTTAAGCTTAGAGGAAAAGGTATTGATGGATCTTCTTATGGTGGACCGATTAGTTTTGCTAAAATAAAAGAAAACATTGATGCAAATAAGCCAATTGTTATTTCATTTGTTAAAAGCAATAATGTAGGACACATGCAACTAATTTACGGATACAGCGAAATTGACGGTGTTAAATACGTTCATTATTTTGATCCAGCAGGTGGACACAAGCTAACTATGAAATGGAGTGAATTTTTAAATAGAGATATTGATTGGCTTGATACTCTATATGATACCTACAAAACAAAATAAAAAAGGCACCTTCGGGTGCTTTTTTTCATGGAGGTGGGTGAAATGTAGTGCGCCAATTTGTAGATCCTGACACCGGTGAAGTTTTTTATGAGGAGCAGATCCTCCGGCGGCCAGATGAAATCGTCAAGATTTTCCGTCCCGCCGGCCGCAGCTCAAAATTCGTGAAGATCAAAGCCAGCCAGAAGGCAAAGCGACGGCTCAGAAAGCTGTCACTCGCCGAGGCTGGCTTTTTGTTGAAGATCGCGCCGTATGCCAGCGAGGGAACCAATCTCCTAGAGGGCGATAACGAGCGCGGCCAGAAAGGTGTACCGCTTACGGTCAAAGACCTCGCCAGGGTGGCCGACTGTTCTTACCTTCAGGCAAGAAAGATCGTGAAGGCTTTCATCGCGGAACGAATTCTTCGGCGAGTGGAGATCGAAGGCAGGACAGCGTTAGCGATAAATCCACTTTATTCACTCAACGGGAAAGCAGCAGAAGCATTCCTCCTGCAACTCTTCAAAGGGGAGATCACGGAGGCCGGGGAGGACCCGAATTCCGAATAGGGGGTCGCCAGAAGCCGACAGGGCTTGAAGCCTTGTCGCTCTAGGCACGACCGTTGTTTTTTGCAGTGATACAAAACGTATACTTTTCCGTCGGAATAGTAGTCGTTTCGTAGCGCTCAAAAAAGTGCCTCCAGCCTACCTGTATCAAGGCTTACAGCGATTTTAGGGCTGGCAATATTCTTTATTCTTATATCTATCGCCACGAAGGAGAGAACCTAGATTGGACTTACGAAAAATTCCTGTTTCAATGATCAATCCAGCCCCGTACAATCCGAGGATTGACCTGCTGCCGGGGGACCCGGAATACGAAAAGCTGAAACGTTCCATCGAAGACTTTGGGTATGTGGAGCCGATCGTTTGGAACGAACGAACCGGGAACCTTGTAGGGGGTCATCAGCGGTTTAAAATCCTTGTCAACGAGCGGGGAGCTACCGAGATTGAAGTTTCTGTCGTCAACCTGGACAAGACCAAGGAGAAGGCGCTCAATCTGGCCCTGAACAAAATCAGAGGTGATTGGGATGAAGAGAAGCTTGCCCAGGTATTGGAGGAACTACAGGGAGAGCTGGATATTGCACTGACCGGTTTTGATACGGAGGAAGTAAACAAATTAATTGAGCAATTTACTTTCAAGAGCGATGCTGATGCTGAGTTCATCAATAAGGAGCTGGATTTGGCCGACTTCGCAGAGGATAAATTCGAATGTCAGTGCCCACGGTGCGGTTTCGTCTTCAACCCTAAGGATCCGATTCCCCTTGAGGAAGGGCATGTAGAAGATGAAGCGTGAATGGGATTGGAGCTTGGCAGATTTAGCCCGCGTTCCAAAGAACGGGCGAAAAGTGTTTTCATGCTTTTCATGCGGTGGAGGATCGACGATGGGGTACAAACTAGCGGGATATGACGTGCTGGGAAACGTAGAAATCGACCCGCAGATGATGGCTCTTTACAAGCGGAATCAAAATCCCCGTTTCTCATTTCAGATACCGATTCAGGAATTCAAGGAGATTCCTGATGATGAGCTGCCGGCGGAACTATTTGATCTGGATATTCTGGATGGCTCCCCGCCCTGTAGCGTTTTCTCGATAGCGGGCAAACGCGAGAAGAAATGGGGAAAAGAACATCATTTCAGGGAAGGGCAGGCAAAGCAAAAGCTGGATGATTTGTTCTTTGATTTTCTGGATGTCGTGGAGAAGCTTCGCCCGCGGGTAGTGGTAGCCGAAAACGTCAGGGGAATGATCATTGGCCTGGCAAAAGGATATGTCGCTTTGGTAAAGCGGAGATTCGAGCAGCTGGGCTATCGCGTTCAGCTTTTTTTGTTGAACTCAGCGACGATGGGCGTCCCCCAGAAGCGAGAACGTATTTTTTTCATTGCTCATCGAAAGGATCTCCAGCTGCCAAAGCTTGTTCTACAATTTCATGAACGGCCCGTGCTGTATAAAGAGGTTCGATCCGGAAGAGGGCGGCCACTTGATCCAAACACCTTGACATACAAAAGGTGGTTAAATCGAAGACCTCGGGACGACAGTTTCGGGGATATTACGAAACGAATCAACGGTAAGGTCAGTAATTTCAACTCCATTTTGGTAAAGGATGACCGAGTACCAAACACGATTGCGAGCAATTCTTGCTTTATCAGATATGATGAACCTTATTACATCAGCGATATGGACATTATTCGTATTCAGACATTCCCACGTGACTACGATTTCATGGGTGCGGATGTTCAATATGTTTGCGGTATGTCTGTCCCTCCGTTGATGATGAAAGGGATTGCGTCTGCAATCTATGATCAGTGGCTTTCCATAGCATAAAAGAAAAGGGAGGACGCTCCAACGCCCTCCCCAGCACACCGGGATACCCCCGGCTGAGATAGCGAAACCCTGCGGCCGCAGATTCCTCTACTCGCTATCTCGTTTTCCATTTTACAGGAAAGCTGAGGGTGTCTCAATGAAAAATACAAACGAGTGTTCCTATTTTGTTTCTGATGACTTACTGCTACAGCATGAGGTCGAAGTCCTCCAAGGCATCTTGGAGTCCAAGGAGCAGTATAGGAAAGTCGTGAAAGCGGCAATCGGTAAGTGGATCAAAGACTTCCAATCCGGGCACATCGAAATCAAAACGGTAGATGACCTGAAAAAGCTGATCGAATTGGACATTGAATTGCAGAAGGACGAGCCCTAAGAAAGGAATTGTTTTTCTCCTGTCGAACAATGCAGGTAGGAGGAGAAACATGGATAAAATTAAGGGTGGAAAGACTATTGTAATTTTGGTCTCTTTATTATTTTTGGTTAATTTTTTTGGTCTAATAGTCTATAAGGTAATGGAGGTATTACAGGTTCAGTTTGAATTACTTAGGAGCTCTGTTGAAAATGAGTCTTTGAAATTAAGCGACATGACAGCTATTTATTCTTTAGGAGTTTCAATAGCAAGTTTGGGGGTTTCATTTCTAGGAGTAATATTAACCGCCTTATTTAGTTTCTTGGTATACAAAGTTAGCAAGGTAACCGCTGAAGCAACTGTTACAAGTGTTGAGTTATCAAAACTTCTATATGAGCAACATCATAAAGATAAAATTGAATTAAAGCGGGAATATACTATGGACGTAATATCAAACGGAGTAACAGTTTGGGAAGTGATACATGAAGCGACGTCCATAGACTACGAAAACTACAGTACATTCTGTAAAAAAATTGGCGATGTTTCACATGAGACAGGACTTAATCAGGAACAATTTGCGATTTACTTTGACGAAAAAGAAAGAGCTATGATAAGAGGTATATGGACAGAATTTAAAGCATTTAAGGAGCACTATTTAACTAATAGTGATGGTAGTTTAAAAGCAAAACTTAGCCCTCATGAAATATCACTTATACATGAGGCAGCAAAAAAAAGCTCAGACAAGATAGAAGCTAATTTAGTTTCATTATTACGATCAATCAACAGACATAGCACCTAAGAGGTGCTTTTCTTTTTTTTCAAAAACAACCCCATGAAGTGGTAGGTGGTGGTCATGTAGATGGCAAGAAACCCAGAAAAAAAGAGGTGCAAAGCAAGGAGCAAGCAGCGGGGCGAACAATGCAAAAACTGGGCAAAGCCAGGATGGGATGTGTGCCGTTTCCACGGTGCTGGCGGCGGAGCTCCGAAACGCAATACCAACGCGGTCAAAACGGGCGAATTCCAGTCTATCTGGATGGACGCCCTGACTCCAGAACAAGCCGAGGTGCTTGAGAGGATTAGTCTTGATCCAGTCAAACAGGCAGAAGAAGAAATCCGCTTGTTTTCGTGGCGTGAGCGGGAAATGATGCTCCGCATTCGTAATTTGAAGGAAGGGTTAACGGAAAAGCAGCGACGGGTTCTTCAAGAGAGAGTCACCGTCAAAGAACCTGTCCAGGTTCATGACGAAAAATCGGGAGTTACAAAGACCATTGTTCTCTCGCGCAACGAGCTGGCCACTACGGAAATCGAAGAAACCGAGTTTAGGGTAATCGAGGATATACTTCGTATCGAAGAGGCATTAACCCGTGTCCAGGACAAGAAGGCAAAATGGGTTGAACTGAAACACCGAATGGAATCGATTGACGAGGAAAAACAGATACGCATTGAAATGATGCGTATAGAGTTACAGAAACTCCAAGGTGGAGCTGGGGCAACACAAAGTTGGACGGACGCTTTGAAAGAAATTGCGGAGCGGAGACGTAAGGTGAGAGAGAATGAGTAAGCCGTACAATGTTGTCTTAGACCTGATCGATCTTTACTGGGACGATCCGGTAGCGTTTGTGCAGGACTTGCTCAATGCTGAACCTGATTCATGGCAGGCAGCAGTATTAGGTGATATCGCTCATAACCGGTTGGTCAGTGTCAGATCAGGACAAGGTGTTGGGAAAACATCACTTGAGGCATGGGCTGCTATTTGGTTCCTCTGCTGCCGACCTAACCCCAAGGTAATCTGTACGGCACCGACCCGGCAACAGCTTCATGATGTGCTTTGGGCAGAGATCGCCAAATGGCTTGAGAGCTCCATGGTGAAAAATCTGCTGAAATGGACCAAGACGAAGATTTATATGATTGGTCATGAGGAGCGTTGGTTTGCCACGGCTCGAACAGCAACGAAGCCTGAAAATATGCAAGGCTTCCACGAGGATTATATGCTATTTATCGTGGACGAGGCTTCTGGGGTTGCTGATCCGATTATGGAGGCTATACTTGGTACTCTTTCAGGTGATGAAAATAAGCTTTTGATGTGTGGGAACCCGACCAAGACGTCGGGTGTTTTTTATGACTCGCACAACCGGGACCGGAGCCGTTTCCGTACGCATAAGGTCGACAGTCGGAATAGTAAGCGGACGAGCAAGGAAAACATTCAGATGCTCATCGACAAGTACGGTGCTGAGTCTGATGTCGTACGTGTCCGGGTTTACGGCGAGTTTCCGAAGGCGGAAGCCGACGCCTTCATTGCGCTTGAACTTGCCGAACTGGCTGCCGGTGCTACAGTGGAGCCGACGGGCGATACACTTCATCTTGGCGTTGACGTGGCTCGCTTTGGTAATGACGAAACGGTCATTGCGCCGCGTATCGGCATGAAGGTGTTCACGCTGCGATGCTATCACAAGCAGGACACCATGGTGACTGCTGGATGGTGTGTGAGCACTGCTAAAGAGTACCTCCGCCTGTACCCGCAATTGAAGAGGGTCAAGATTAAGGTCGATGATTCAGGGGTAGGCGGCGGGGTGACCGATCGTCTTAACGAGATCGTTGAAGAAGAAGAATTGACGAACTGGGAGGTTATCCCGGTTAACAACGGTGCAAAGCCATCCAGGGATGAAGAGGAGCATTACGATAACCTCGGTACAGAATGCTGGGCAATGGTTCGGAATCTTCTTCAAGAAAACTTCTCCGGCCATTTGCAAGGAGGGCCAAACGGGATGGAGCTGCCAAATGACGAAAGGCTGATTACGCAGCTTACGCAGCGGAAGTACCGAATGACAAGCCGGGGGAAGATCGCTCTTGAGCGGAAAGAGGACATGAAGAAGCGCGGGTTGGATTCGCCTGACCGCGCTGATGCAATTGTTTTGGCCTTTGCCGAAATCAGGAAGGTTGTACCTATCATAAACACTGAACGCCGAAGTGTTACAGAGCGGGTCAGTATTGCGGAAAGGAGGTAGGTTATGGCAAACGAGATAACCGTAAGGATTTTCAAAGAAGCGAATACTGTTGCTGGTGAAACAAAACAGATACCGGATAGCTTCCATGGTGACTATGACGGTCTTGTGGAACCGGATTATTCCCCAGACCAGTTGAAAGCTGTAGTCAGCCAAAGCAATATCCTTCCGCAGTGTATCGAAGCTTATGCAACGAACGCTGCAGATTTCGGCTTACAGATCGAGTACGACGAGCGAGTTGATGTAAACGACGAGCATCAGAAGAAACTGGCTGATGAGGATTGGGCGCGGCTCGAGGAGTTTCTATACGTGATGAATCCGTTGACAACGCCACAGGAGATCATCAAGCACGTTGTCCGTGAACTTGAACAGACAGGCAGTGCATATTTGGAGGTGGCATGGGCAGAAACCGCGGATACCCCGACCATCTATGCCGCCGACAGTGAGTATATTCGAGCAGCAAAAGAGACTACTGACAAAAGCGTTCGATTGCCCTATCTGACCAAGACAGGTGAAATCAAGTTTATCGAAATGCCTGTACGAACGAGGAAATATGTGCAAAAACGATCAATGAACAAAGTTTTTTTCGATCAGTTTCTGCCGATGGATCAGCCGGGAAGCTCTCAAATCCTTCATATCAAGCTAAATGACGCTACAAGCATTTACAGCGAGCCTCGGTGGATCGGGAATATCCCTGGAATCCTCGGAACCCGGATGGCTGAGGAGTTGAACCTGAAATATTTCAAAAAGGGTAAGAAAATCCCGGTGGCTGTTGTAGCGGAGGGAGGCACGGCCACCAAGGAGTCGGTTGAGCAGATCAAGGCTGCATCCAATCCAGATAACGATGGAGCGTGGATGTTACTGGAGTTCATCGGCACTGAGGTCATGATGGGTGATGATATGAAGGTTACAAAGCCGACAGTCCGATTTGAGAAGTTGCAGGATGTTCTGCAACAGGATGGCCTCTTTCAAGGGTATGACGACAAGCAGCGCGAAAAGGCCCTTTCCCAATTTCGCTTGCCTCCAATATACGTGGGGTTAAGCCAGGATTATACAAGGGCTACTGCAGACACAGCCCGACGGATCACAGAAGAACAAGTTTTCGTCCCTTACCGACATTGGCTGGCGGACAAAATCTTCAACAAGGCTTTGCTGCCGGCAATCGGCATTCATAGGGTGAAAGTGAAATTACGTGGTCCAGAAATCACTGACCCGGAAGAACGTACAGCGCTTTTAAACTACCTTGCTGACCGAGGTGTACTGCTTGTACGCGACCTAATACCGATCGCGGAAAGCATATTGGGTATCACAATTGAGGAATCACGGTACGAAGCGGGTTATCTGGATACACCTGTTGCCAAGTTGCTGGAATCGATGTCATCCAATGAAATTCTCGGCACAAATATTGACCCGCAGGAACAAGTGGCATCGATCGCCAAGAGACTTCTTCGTGAAACGAGGGACAAGCAACATGTGTGATCAATGCTTGCATCTTATCGCGAAGGCTGACGATGATGAGTTTTTGGATAGCCTCGACTTGAGCTACACTGAGCGGGCACTGCTGGAGAAATTGTACAAGGATGGCGAAGAGTCCATTGCTGATTTGTTGGAGATGCAAGGCAAAGCACTGGACGAAGCTATTCAGGAGTTAAGCGACGAACTGGCTGTAGACGAAAAAGAGTTGTGGAAGGTTATTCTACAGGTTCAGGCTGGTGAGTTTTTTCAGTTAAAGTTTGAGGAAGCCGTTTACAACGCTTTTATGCCGTTGTTTCATCTTGCAGGGGAATCGGAAGCGGTCGGGATTAATGCAGATGCTAGATGGGAGCAGGAAAACAAAGCGGCGGCCAAATTTGCAAAAAAGCTGAAAAAGCTGGTTCCGGCCATGAATCAGACATCAGCAGATCACATGCTCCGTTCTTTTAAGCGTGCCATCGAGACAGGAAAGACTCCTGCTGAGCGGGCTGTCCTGGTCAAAGAGGTAAGCAAGCAGGCAGCAAACGGTGAAGAGGGTCCTTTCACAATGAACAGAGCCGTGACAATCTCCCGAACGCTGTCTACCGCAGCTGCTAATGGTGGCAAGCTGGAGGGCTGGAAGCAGTCTGGTTTGGTGAAAAAGAAGCGATGGCGGTCCGCGAACAATAAGCGGACTAGAAAAGATCATCGAGAGGCTAACGGCCAGACAGTAGATATTGATAAGCCTTTTAAAGTGGGAGGTGAAAAGCTGATGTATCCAGGGGACCCGGCGGGAAGCGCGAAGCAAATCGTAAAATGCCGTTGCACGATGCAGGCTGTTTTTTGATTGAAGGGAGGTGAAAGAAACATGCCATACGTTTTGAAAGATGCAAGGATCACACACATTTCCTTGGTGGATAAGGGAGCCAATGGAAAACCCTTCGCTATCATCAAGGAAGAAGGCAAAGAGTCGCTTCAGAAGGATATCCGCATTGCAAAGACTGACAAAGCGAAGCAGATTGTATATGGGGTTGTTTATGAGCCCGATGTTGAGGATGCCCACGGTGACACCATGACAGCCGAAGAGATCGAAAAGGCTGCTCACGGCTTTATGGAGCGGCAAAACACATACAACATCGACAAGCAGCACGACCTTGATGCTAACAAGGGTTATGTCGTGGAGTCCTATATTGCCCCGGTTGACATGGAACTTGGCGATCAGGAGATCAAAAAAGGTTCCTGGGTGGCCGGCGTGAAGGTAACGGATGCTGATACCTGGGCACAAATTGAAAAAGGCGAGATTACCGGTTTCTCAATGTGGGGAGTTGGTAAGCGCGAAAAGATCGAGGAAGCCTCTTTGGATACCGGTGATGAAACGGTAGAGAAGGGGCTTTTGCATTCGATCGCCAAGGCGATCTCCCGGATTATCAAGGGCGATGTTCATGACAAGCCAGAAAGGAAGATCGTCAAAGCTGGCCGTAAGATTTCCGCAGCTCGTATGGAAAAGTTGAAAGAAGCCCATACCACCCTGACCGATCTTCTGGCAGAGGTGGAAGACAAGGAGGATGAAGACGTGAAAACAGAGGATATTCAGAAAGCGTTGACAGCGGCTTTAAACCCTATTACAAAACAACTTCAAGACCTGCAAACGGAGGTTGCTCAGTTGAAGAAGGATGAAGGCGGGGAGGCAGCGGCCAATCCTGCAACTTCAGCAAATCCTGAAGCCGATACCGTCGCCGAAGCGATCAAAAAAGCACTGGAGCCAATCAGTAAGCAGGTCAAGACGCTTGCGGCAGATGTCCAAGTGATGAAGAGCGCACGCGCTGGAAGTCAGCAAGATAATAGCTCTGATCCGATTCAAAAGAATCTTGGCCTGTTCGCAGGCAAACTGTAAGGAGGGAAGTCTGAATGGCTACAAACCAAGAGTTGATTGCAAAAAACACTATCGTAACTACACTGGATAACAACGCCCTTACGTATGAAGAAGTCAATGCCTTCATGGACATGGCGTATGATTCCACAGATTTCTTGCGTGGTATCCGTCACGAAACCCGTACCTCTTCCCAGGGAACGATCGATAAGATCGGAGTAACTGGACGTAACCTTCGAGGAAAAGTAGAAAATGTGGCGGCTTCTAACATCAAGGCACCAACATTCCCGCAGGTGCCGTATTCTGTTACCCCGGTGGTTCTTCCCTTTGAAATTACTGAGGAATTCATACGT